CTATCCATTATCTCTTTTCTTTGCTCATCGGTCAACTTTGTCCAGTTCATTACTTCTGATACTGTTCTTTTACAACTGATACATTCATCATCTATAACGTGGCACTCATAAGTGCATGGGCTTTCTACCACTTCACTTTGTTTGCCCAATAGGCAGCTGACATTTTTCCTTTTGCTATATTCTTACCATGACGTGCTTTAAATGACTTAGCTCTATCTGTCATCTTTCTATCACCGGTTACACCTTGTTGACCAAAGCGTATTGTTTTTACTTGGTCTCCGTCTTTAGCAACGACCACATGAGATTTAGTAGGATGACTAGGTGTGCGTTTAGGTTTGTTATAACCTGATACACCAACTCTAGATAATCTACTATCTTTCTTCATACACAATCACCCACGTCTTTTAACAGGCTTTGCAGTTTTCGCTGCTTGCTTAAAGGCTTTGGCTGTGGGTGCGCCTTTTGTTCCTGGTTTACGCATTTTTTCTCCGCTTCCAGCTTCGATTCTTGCTCGTTTTCTTCTGATATTCTCATAGAGTCCAGCCTTTGCCATATTATTTTGCCTTCGGTTTTTTGTGTGTTAAATATTTACTACTAGCTGTATGTGTAGCACCGGACATTAATTTGCCATTGTGTTTATGAGTCTTACCTGTGTAAAGTTTACCGCCAGGTAAGTAATGTGGTACACCTTTAGCCATTAGTATTTCTTCTTCATTGGTTTTTTCTTTGTAGCTTTTTTCATTGGTTTTTTGCCGTACATATCATTTCCTTTTCTTTTTAGATTTACTAGCTTTTGATAGTGCGATTGCTATAGCTTGTTTTTGTGGCTTACCTTCACCGACAAGCATACTAATATTCTTTGATACTGTCTTTTGTGATTTACCTTTTTTAAGTGGCATTTTGTATCCTTGAAAAGATAAAGGCCAGCTGAGAGAGACCGGCCTTTAAAGATGAATAGAAGGATATTCTAGACATACCTTCCCACCCATAATTATACTCTTTTTTATAAATTAGTCAAGTCTTCTACCAACAATAGTTAATAAATTATCAATAGCATGCTGATATTTTAACTCTACGTACATAGGTGGCTTGGCTTTAAGATGGAAATGATAGATTGCTTTTACCTGTTCAGGGTCTAGCGAATGGATAACAGCATTTAATACTTCTACCTTCTTCATCTCTGATGCGTGGAACATTTGCTCAAAAGCATCATTGGTAGATTCACCGCCAGTTGCTAAAAATGCAGCTTTCTTTGGATAACCCAACTCTTCTATCTCTGCCCTATCACTTCTCATATAGCGTACCCACAACTCTAATAAATGTTTTAGTTCGTCTAATTGCATAGCGCTACCAATCTAAATTATCGTAATGATTTCCATTGTAAGTAACATGGCCACCATATCCTGCGCTTTTACTTGTGCCTTGTTCTGCTTTTCTAACCTGTCTACCTTTTATTTTGAATTGTTTTTCTACATCAGTTGGGTTTGGATATAGCATTTGTGCCAATAAACAATCGTTTTGCGTTCTAAATAAATAATATCCATTACGTCTTAACTTAGTATTGGTGATTAAATTATTCTCTCTCATGGTTTTCATAAGATTGTTTAAAGGTTGTTCTTTGATATTTAGTTGATTGCTAATTTCTTTAATAGTCATTGATGTGCCATTCAGTAATTGTAATACCATATCAACAACGTCTTGCCTCTGATATTTTTTGCCATTGACATCATAAAAGTAAACTTTGTAATCATATTTACTTTTTAAGATAGGTCTTCCACTTTGACTTGCCATCTATTACTCTCCTTATAAAATCCCCATAGCTCGATACGAATACCGGCTTCCCTAACCTTACCTACATTTTCATGCTCAGTAATCTTTTTACGTCTACTAGACATATTGCTTTTAGATGTAACCTGGACTAATAGCACTTCATCTCTACGTATTGCAATAAAGTCTGCAAATCCAAAGCCATCATGCTTTCGTCTACTAAACGGACACCATCGTTCCATCAGCTCGATAGTGTAACCTAATTCACTTAGTCTTTTTCTGGTCTGTTGATTTAGGTTTGTCTTCATTTTTCTTTTTAAAGATTCTATCGAAGTTATCTTCGAATGTTTTTCTGTCCGTAAAAGGACGTGGCGAACTACCTTTACCCATTATGCCTCCATGTTTTTAAATATATGTTTAATCACCTCTACTGTCCAACCATTACCTAACATCTTATATCTTTGTGTATTAGATACACCTTCTGTATAACCATCAGGTACAGTTTGTAATCGTTCACATTCTAATGGTGTTAATTTTCTGTAATACATTTTATCTTGAGTTAAGACATTATCTTTTTGTACAGATGTTAATGTATTTGTTTTATCATCCTTACGAATCTCTAGCTGTTGTTTAGTAGAACCATCCTCTTCATATCGACCACGAAATGCACCGCAAGATACTTTAGGTTCTTGTAACATTACTAATTGTCTTCTGGCTTTATTTTTATACTGTTCCCAGTTTGCACCTTTATAATAATTTGCATCTAAACAATATGACTTATCTCTATCAACTGTAGGTATTTGATACAAACCTGTCTTACCACCTTGACCACCACCTAATGCAGTTAAGCATTGTGATTTGTTATTAGAATCATAAATGCGAGTTGCTTGTTTAGGTTGTTTACCTACATAACCAACACATCCTTCTTTTTTGCCATTGAGCTTTACATAAGGTTCTTCATATTCATTTGGAGCATCATACTCTAATATATCTTTTAACAAGATACCTCTATCTTCTGGTTGGGTAATGTTAGGTATATTAGTCCAGTACAATCGTACTCGATTCTGTGCAGAGACTAATGCACTGTTAATCATAATCGGTTCAACACCCAGATGTTCTGTAATGACATCCTGATATTCTTTCTTCATTCTTACATTCTCTAGTAGAAAGTATTTAGGATTACATTCTTTTAACAGTCTAACAAACTCAAAGAATAATGCAGAGCGTGGGTCATCAAAGTTTAACTGTTTACCTGCAAAACTAAATCCTTGACATGGACTACCCCCAATCAGTAAATCTATCTGTGGTAAATCACTACCTTTAATTTTTGTTACATCACCAAGATGTATTGTGTTTGGGTAATTCTTTTTAGCAATCTCGATAGCGTATTTATCTATCTCGGCTGCATAATAATTATCTACTTTAATTCCTAATTGGTTTAAAGCTATCTGACCACATGACATCCCATCAAATAAACTTAATACATTCATTTTATCTCTTTCTTAACCAAGTCTTTTGGTAAGTTAATATAATCCTCAAACAAACAAGTCGTATAGGGTGCATCTTTGTAATGCTCTTTAACATACTCATTAGCTGCTGCACAGCTTGTAAAATGTCCTATATATTGTGGACTATCCATCTGCATATAAACTACAAGTACATATTCAAACACGCTCTTTTATCCAATCTAGCAGTTCGTATTCTGTGCCATACTTTTCTATCCAGGTCTGCTTCCCTGAATGAAACCCATCGTTGCCTTGATGATGCTCGTGACATAATGGTAAGCAATTATCCCAACTGTTACGCTGACCTTTACCCAATCCTTCTCGGATATGGTGTATGCAAGGTGGAGTGTTAGCATCATAATACTTGCGACAGACTACACAACCAAACTCCACTAGCTTATCAATCCACTGTTGCTCGCTCTTTTTCAAATCCTATTCCTAAAGATTTACACCAATTTATAATCTTATCTAAGTAATCATTAAACTCTGATTTAGTTAATGTTGCCGTAGATAATAAATTACCCTCTTCATCTTTTAAATCAAACTTCATACGCAACATATCATGCAACTGTTCTTGGGTATATCCGGTTGTATCTGATATGCCTTTATATATAACTCCCCATAATAAACTATTTTGGTCATGGCTTCTAGCACTTTCTTTATCCATGATAATTATGTCATATACACCTTCATCTAAAGATGTCACCATCGCTAATGTAACTTCAACATAGTTACTACCACTAGTCACGTGCAGTGTTTTTTTTAGCTTCATATTCCACCTCCATATTAACTCCGTTTTTCACAAACTTAATAATTGCGCCTTCTTTGTTTTTGATGCGATAAGATTTTACATCAAACTCTTTCATCATCTTTTCTACAAACTTGTTTAAGTCCATCATAGTCTCTCCTTGTAAGTTAATGACTTTTCATCAAACCACAAACCAAATGTTCCTTCAAATGTATGGTTACGTTGTTTCTGTACACTGAAGTAAGCAGTAGGTTCGTTCTCTCTATCAGGTGGACAATTACCTGAAAACTTTAAATCCTCTATTTCACGATTGCGCCAACATAATAAAACATTGTCAGCAAGGTTTCTAATATGACTACTGCCTAAAATGTTTGTAGCATCAGGCTTTTGATATTCGTCTGACATCTTACGAGTATGGCATATTAAAAATACATGGATATTTAAATCACGACAAAAGGTTGCTAATTTGTCTACAAATCGTTTTTGTCCATTGTAATCGTCTTCAAAGATGTTACCTATCTTCATCAATGAGTCAATACAAAAGACGTTTATATCTAATATCTCACGACCATAAAGCAGTGTCGCAAACATATCATCTTCAGTTGTAACACCTTGTTGGTCGTAAATGTATAGCTTTTCGTTATAGTCTTTACAGAACTGTCTTATATAATCTTGTGTAGGTTGATTGCTACCTAGTCGTTGGGTAATCATTCTATCCAATGTTAATACCGGTTTCATCTCCATAGACGCTATTAATACTTTAGTGTAGTGCATTAAGTATAAAAATATTTGTGATAACATCATCGACTTACCATGGCCTGATACACCTTGCAGTATAGTTAATTCACCCATTCTGATTGTAAAATGTCCATCGGTCTTTGCCCAGGGTAAACTATAACCTGCGCCTTTTTCTGATGCGTAATACTTTTGCAGTTGGTCGTAATAGCCTTGTGCAGATTTAATCTTAAAGTCTTCAGGGATAATCCTACCTGTAGCTTCATCGACTTGTTCTTTGGTAACAATTAACTGTTCTAATACTTCACCTGCTGTCATCTCACTCACAATACTCTCCCTTTTATTGTAGGTTTAGTAATACCATCTTCCCATAAACGTTTATTTAAATATGTGCTGCCATGTGGAATAAATTGCTTATCTTTCCATTGTTGCGTTGTCTTCATGTAATTAATGTGTTTGATTATATCATCAACATATTTATATAGTTTTTTACTCTTCCAATATTCCTTAGCTCTAGCTATTCCTTGCTTATTTGGATAAAATTCCCAGAACTTATTAAAAGTTGACTCTAAAAACTCTTTCGACACTTTTTCTTCTTGTTCTTTTTCTTCTTCTTTTTCTTCTTCTAGTATAGGCATTGTATATACACTGTATATACCATCCTCAATAAAATGAGCTAATTCTTCCAAAGCCCTTTGTAATTGGTCGATTGGTCGTCTTAGTCTAAAAGAAATTGTTTTTAATTCTGGTATATTTCCATGGTTTTGACTAGCAAGACATAGAAGCTCAATGTAGATTGCTTTATTGGTATCTGATAGTTCAAACCAATCTATGTCATTCAATATGTCTCCACCATAAAGTTTTAACCAAGTCATTTGTTTTTTATATTTACTGTGCATAGGCTTATAGTGTTGAAATTTATCCCAGTTTCTAATTCTCAAAATAAACACTCCTCGTATTCATCTAAATTAAAGTTAATCTTCTTTACCATGTATTCAGGCTTGTTACTAACAAACCATTTTGCATCTGCATAAGTTGTAAATTTACGCAA